TGATTCTATAGAGGCGGAAATAAGAAATTATGATTATGAAGAATCGATGAGTGAATTTGACGATAAACTTACAGATATCTCAGATGAAACTGATGATGATGATTTAAAAGATTTCCTTGGTGGCTTAGGTATTGATCTATCATAATCAAGTAAAGATAATAAAAAGGGAGGTTTTACCTCCCTTTTTTGTATTTATAGGTATATGAACACAAAGATTGAACAGTTAAAAGAATACGCTAAGATTATCAAAGATGCTCCGTATGCCTTAAAAACATACTTAACAACTTATGATAATACACAAAAGAAATTCGTACCCTTAGAATTGTTTCCTGATCAAGTTCAATTGATTAAGGATTATGAAACTTATAATGAAAATATAACAAGAAAATATAGACAGGCGGGTGTATCTACAGTAACAGCCGCTTGGATTTCAAAAAAACTCCAAACCGCAAAACCCGAAAATCCTGAAAGGGTTCTGATTATTGCGAATAAGAGAGATACCGCGATTGAAATGGCCAATAAAGTTAGACATTTCTTGGATCAATGGCCAGAATGGATTAATGTGGGTTTTCACCCTGATAAAAACTCAGAAAGTAGATTTAGATTAAATAATGGATGTGAAGTTAAAGCGGTTGCGACATCTGCGGATGCATTACGTGGTTACACACCAACGATACTTGTATTTGATGAGGCGGCATATATTGAAGCGGGAGAAGACTTTTGGGCGGCATCTATGGCGTCACTATCTACGGGTGGTAAGATTATTCTTATATCAACACCAAATGGTTATGATCCGATTTATTATGGTGTTTATGACCAAGCGTTACGTGGTATAAATGATTTCCATATAACAGATTTAAGATGGTTTAAAGACCCTCGTTACACTAAAGACTTACGTTGGGTTAAATGTGCTGACATATGTCATTATATGTTGAATAGAGAACAATATAATGATGATGAAGTGGTAATGTATGATTTTGATGTTGAAAAATATAGAGAATATGAAGAACAAGGATATAAACCATTTTCATCTTGGTTTGAATCAATGTCTAAAAAATTCAAATATGATAGACGTAAAATTGCACAGGAATTGGAGTGTGACTTTTTAGGTTCAGGTGATGGTGTTATTCCAAGTGAAACCCAAGAAAATATTGCAAAAAATATGATCAGACAACCAATGGAAAAGTACATGCAAGGTACACTTTGGCAATGGAAAGAACCAGTTGAGGGTCATCGTTATATTATGGGTGTTGATGTGAGTAGAGGTGATAGTGAAGATTTTTCTTCGATCAATATTATTGATTTTGATGATAGAGAACAGGTGTTAGAATATATTGGTAAAATACCACCAGATGATTTAGCGTCAATTGTTTATAAATGGGGTATCCTTTATGGAAACGCCTTTGTGGTTGTGGATATAACTGGTGGTATGGGTGTTGCAACATCAAGAAAATTACAAGAATTAAATTATAAAAACATTTATATTGACGGTATTAATACACAAAATATTTGGGAATACAATAAGAAAGCGATGGAAAAAATTCCCGGTATTAATTTTAACAATAAAAGAACCCAGATAGTCGCATCATTTGAAGAACAACTAAGAAAAGGTTTTATTGTTAGATCAAATAGATTACTAAATGAATTAAACACATTTGTTTACATAAACGGTAGACCAGACCATATGAAGGGATCTCACGATGATTCTATTATGAGTCTATCCATGGCATTATATGCTGGTGAAATTTGTTTTAATCAATTACAAAGAGCCGATTCAACTAATAAAGCAATGTTAGAATCTTGGGTATCATCCGAAAGAACATATGAAGCCAATAAAACTTTTTATTCATATGGAACAACTTTAGACCCAATAGGTGCATTAGCAATGGATAATAGTTTTTATCACAAAGATAACACAATGAATGTTGGAAAAGACATATATAAAGAATATTCTTGGTTATTTACTAAACGTAAATAAACTTTAAAGTGATAAAAAAAACACGTATCTTATAAAAAGACTATTTATAAACATGGCAGATCAAAATATTACAGTATTTCAGAAATTAACCAAGATGTTTGGTTTTGTTGGTCAAAATAAACCTACTCAACCAGAAAATCCGTCATTTAATTTCTCTAAAGAAGAATTATTAAAAACAAGTAGTAAAGAAGAATATGATTCGGCTTTATTACAATCCCAACAAAGTCAATATATTGCAGATAAGTGGGCTAAATTAGATCAATCATTATATAATCAATCTGTTTATTATGAACCAAATAGATTGGCCGCATATTATGATTATGAATCAATGGAATTCACACCCGAAATTTCCGCGGCATTGGATATATACGCAGAAGAAAGTACGACACCATCAGAAAAAGGTGAAATTTTAACAATATATTCAGAATCAGATAGAGTTAAATCCATACTACAAGATCTATTCAATAATAAGTTAGACATAGCAACAAATCTACAAATGTGGACGAGAGGTCTTTGTAAATATGGTGATGATTTTGTATACCTTAAAATAGACCCTAAAGATGGTATTGTTGGTTGTCAACAATTACCAAACATAGAGATAGAAAGAATTGAAGGCGCGTCTTCTAAAACACCAAATCAAAGAGATATTAAAATACCAACAAGAGAGTTAAGATTTCAGTGGAAAAATAAAGACATGGAATTCCAAGCCTGGGAAATTGCTCATTTTAGGTTATTGGGTGACGATAGAAAATTACCATATGGTACCTCTATGTTAGATAAAATTAGAAGAATTTGGAAACAACTTCTATTAGCGGAAGACGCAATGTTAATTTATAGAACATCAAGAGCACCTGAGAGACGTGTATTTAAAATATTTGTTGGTAATATGGATGATAAGGATATCGAACCATATGTACAAAGAGTTGCAAATAAATTTAAAAGACAAGCGGTACCTGATCCTAAAAACGGTCAAGTCGATATGAGATATAATCAAATGGCCGTTGATCAAGATTATTTTATTCCCGTTCGTGACCCTTCAGCCGCAAATCCAATTGAAACATTGGCAGGAGCACAGAACTTAGGTGAAATTGCCGATATTGAATATATTCAAAAGAAAATGTTGGCGGCACTTAGAATTCCTAAGGCGTTTTTAGGTTTTGAGGAAGTTGTTGGGGATGGTAAGAATTTGGCATTAATGGATATTAGATTTGCCAGAACAATTAATAAAATACAGAAATCATTAATTCAAGAATTAAATAAAATTGCATTAATACACCTATCACTTGTGGGTTTGGAGGATGAACTACATAATTTCCAATTATCTTTAACAAATCCTTCCTCTCAGTCTGATTTGTTAAAAATAGAACAATGGAAAGAAAAAATAACTCTTTATAAAGATGCAACATCCGACCAATCACAAATAGGTATTTTACCTGTTTCACATACTTGGGCTAAGAAAAATATTTTAGGTTTTAGTGATAATGAAGTTATATTAGACTTAGAACAACAACGTCTTGAAAGAGCGATCGGATTTGAATTAACAAATACACAGAACATAATAAAACGTTCGGGTGTGTTTGATGAAGTTGATAGAAAATACGGTATACCGGAAGAAGAGAGGAAGAAATTAGAGGCGTCTGGATCAGCGGGTAGTGAATCACCTGGAGGTGGTGGAATGGATATGGGTGGAGGAGCATCAGCAGCACCGCCGCCACCAGCCGGTGGAGGTGGAGGAGAGACACTATCCGAAGGTGAAAACAAAAGTAAAAAAAGTAAAATTTTAAGTATGTTAGGTGATGAAAAAAAAGATTTAAATGATTTATTTAATTTTAATAAGGCACAAGAGAATATTTATGAAATAGAAAATAAAATAAAAGATATATTAAACGATTAAAAAAATGAAAAATTTTGGATCATTAAAGATGAAGTTGTTAAAAAAAATAACAGACTCTTATATTAAAAATAACAAGGGTGAATTAAAGGACATATTAGGTACAATTAAAGAAAATAAAGATTTTAAGGAATTGTATTTGTTGTATGAAGACATCGAAAATAAAGACATTGAAGATCTTGATGTTGCTAAAGAATATGTAGATCAAATAAGTTCATTACTTAAATCAAAAAATTTAAAAAGTCTAAATAAAATAATGGAAGAATTGGATGTCGAATTAAAAGATGTTCAAGTTGAGGATAATAATGAGATTTATAAAATGTTAGATCTATTGTCTGAGAATGATAATCTATTAAACATAGACAAAAAAATATCCGCAAAGAAAAAATTAATTGATTTTTTAACTGGAAAAAAAAACAAAACAGTAAATGAAAATAAATCTTCCATTTTTATTAAAAATCAAAATTTACTACACGCCGTATTGACAAATAATTTTAACACTATATTTGACAATTCTTTAAATGAAAACGAAAAGAAAGAATTAAAAGAAATTGTTTCTTTAAATGAAAATGAACTTAAAGATAAAGTTAAAAATTTAAAAGAATCCATAGTATCTAAAATAGATTCAACTATTCTTGAATCAAAAGATGATGTTGAATTAGTAACTAAATTAAATAATGTGAAAACTGAAGTGATGAAAACGGAAACCACAAAGTACGGTTACTATAAACTTAAAGAATTAAAAAATGGTCTTGATTAATCGAGACCATTTTTAATTTTACTGGTGTGGATTGCTTTTAATTTCAAATCTCTTTTTTCTACCGAAGGTTTTACAAACTCCTTTCTTTTTCTAAGTTCTTGGATCAATTTTGTTTTTTGAACTTTATGTTTATAGGTTCTTAACGCAGACTCCAAATTTTTTTCTTTAGTTAAATCAATAATAATCATATTTTATAATTATACCCATATATACAAAAAAAATTTGGTTTTGTGGATAATTTTTCATATTTTTTATTTACACCATAAAATATTTTTAATATGTAAAAAATAATGAAGACAGGAAAGTTTATTCCTTTGGGAACATACGATGATGTTAAGATCGGATATGGAACCGTAGATTTTAAAAATCTAAAAACAATTTATTTAAAATTAAATTCTTGGTTACAACCAAATAATGAAAATGATGACTTTGATAGTGTGATTTTTAAAACAAGGAGAGATATAAAAAGATTAATATACGATTTAAATCATCAAAATTTTAAACCACAATCTATTGTAGATTTAGACATAAGAACCAAAGGAATAAAAAAAGAAAAAAGATCTTTTATGAATTTAGAAATAACATTATATGTTGA